ATATATATATTAAAATTATAAAAATGAAACTATATAAAGAAATATATAATATATTATGTAATAAATGAATATTAAATTTAATTTTTTTTCTTTGTTAAATATTTTAGATAATATTAATTATAATAATTTATATGAATATTTTTCAAAAAATCATAAACATAATTTATTTGTAAAAAAATATAATGACAGTGAGCATTTGTTGATGATACATAATAACCAAAATACTACAAATGAAAATGAAATTTATAAGGAATGCAGAAGTATAATTATTGATACATATGATAAACCAAGTATAATTAGCTATAGCCACGATAATGTTTTATATTCTACTATAGAAGAAATCAAAATAGAGGATAATGATATTATTGAAGAAAGTTATGAGGGGACAATGGTCAATATATTTAATTACAACGATAAATGGTTCTTTTCTTCTACTAAATGTCCATCAATTAATAATTCTTATTTTTTCAGTGATAAAAAATCACATGGAGAAATGTTAGATGACATATTAAAACAATATTATCCAGATACTGAAAATGTAAGAGATGAATTTGTAAAAAATCTGGACAAAAATAAATGTTATTTTTTTATAATCTTGCATCATGAAAATAAATATATAGTTGACTATAGTAATATTTATGGAACTAATTATAAAAGATTAGTTCATATTATTACTCGTGATAAAGATACGCAAATAGAAGAATATAATACTCTTAATTTAGATTTTTTAATAAAACCAAAACAATTTAGTAATTTACTGGAAGCAAAAGTATGGCTGAACAATAATGAAAACAATGATTATTGTAATAAAGAAGGTTTAATTATTAAAAGAAGAAATCCAGAAAATAACAAAAATATTTTAATTAAAATACCTTCTGATCGATATACAACTATTAGAATAGAAAAACCAAACTATTCTAATATTTGGGTTGGATGTATTGAAATCTTTCAAAGAAATAATGCATCATATAGTCCGGATAATTATTTACAATTATATTATCCTGATAAAATTAAATCAAATCTTGATGTAACTGGTATTTTACATTTAATATTTAAAAATATATCTTATGAACTTTATAATATTTATATGTATTTTACTGATTATAATCAAACAGATTGTAAATATAAAAAAAAAAATACAGAAGTATTTAATAAATTATTTAACAATCATCAATTAAAAACATTTAATAATCAGATTCAAAAACTTCAATATTATCAATATAAATATTTAAAAAGATCATTCAGACAAAATGATATTTTGAATCATTTGCGTAATCATACATGTCCTAAAGACATATATAATATGATTAAAGAACATAAAGTATTAGTTAACAGTGAACATTTCCATGAAATTTTTAAAAAATTTGACAATTTGGATAAAATTAATAAATATATTGATATTTATCTTAATTAAAAATTGAATTTATTATTTAATTTATATATAAATAAATTAAATAATGACAACAAAAATTGGCAAAAGAGTTGAATAAACTAGAAATTAAGCATTTTATTAGACAACAAGCAAATATGTATAAAATGAATCAATAGATAATATAAAAAAATATTTAGATGAGTAATTAATTACTCCTATAATTTTTCGATTTGTGAAACTAAATGATTATACAATTTTATTAAATAATTAATAGATATTTCTAAAATATCTATTATACTTTTTCCGTTTGTTTTATATCTTAATGTTAATTCATTAACATATAAATGATCAACATTGTATCCACAAAATTCAATATCAGGATGATCTTGAATTACTCTTGTAATTAAATTACCCATTGTATGATTTTCATTACTAATAATTATGTTAGCTTCAATTAAAGCTTGATCATTATTTTGTTTTTTAATATTATTAATTATTTTTTCTTTAATTTTTTCTAATTTCATAATAATTATTTTACAAGCATGTATAACAATTGTTTCTTCTGAAATTTGTCTAAAAGAACAAATTTTAAATTCAAATTTGTTAGAATCAATTTCTTCGTATGAACATAAACATGATAAATAGCTAGCATTTTTTAATGGTATATTTAGACTTGAAATACAAGTTGCTTTAAATTCTTCTCCTTTAATATGTAATCTTGATTGTTCTGGTTTTAGTTTTAAAATTAAAATTGGGTTAGGATATATAGATTTAATTTGTTTATTATCTATTGTAAATTTAACAGAATCTGTTGTAAGTGATATAATATTACTTGTATCATTTTTCGAATCTATAATAATTTGAAGATTGTCTAACATATTTATAAAATTTTCTTTCTTTTTTATCTCTTCTTCTTTTGTTAAAGTATTTTTATTTTCATAGTTTGCAATATTTGCTTCTTCTTCTAATTCTAAAACTTTGTCTAAAATACTAGAATTATTTTTAATAATCATTTTATTTGGTTCGTAAGATGGATTAATTAATGGCATACTGCTTAATCTTAATCTCATATAATCATTATTATAAACACTAGTGTTTTTCTCAATAAATATATTTTCGGGATCAAATCCAAAAGTCGGGACTAATGTTAATATGACTCTTCTTAATGTATTAATTATTATATAATTAATATCATTTCCATTAATTGTAAATAATACATAATTATTATTAAATCCATTTATACTATTCTGTTTTTTTTTTATTACAATTTTTGCATCTAATTTAGACATCCCCTTTTTATATTAATATATAATTATAATTTATTTTTTAAATATTTTAATTATTCAATTTTTTTATTTATATAATTATTATTAAAAAAATTTACTGTTATAGTTGTAATTGCTAGATTTTTCACTACTTTCTGATTTTTCACTACTTTCTGATTTTTCACTACTTTCTGATTTTTCACTACTTTCTGAATTTTTACTACTTTCTGATTTTTCACTATCTAAATTTTCACTACTTTCTAAATTTTCACTACTTTCTGAATTTTCACTATCTAAATTTTCACTACTTTCTGAATTTTCACTATCTAAATTTTCACTACTTTCTGAATTTTTACTACTTTCTGAATTTTTACTACTTTCTGAATTTTCACTGTCATAGCTGTAGCTATCTGAGCTATTAGTATCAGAGGTTTTATTACTAACTCTTTTATTGTTAGTCCGTTTAACTGTTTTATTATTATATGAATTATTACTATCATTATTATTATTATTATTGTCGTAATTATCTGATTTTTTGTTATTAGAATTATTATCATTATTAATATATTTATATTGTTCTATTTTATCATAATTGTCGCCATAATAATATTTTTCAATGTTTATAATAATAGTATCAAAAATTGTTTGTTTTATTAGATTTAAATCAGAATCTAATTTTATGTTTATATATTTATTAATTTTATTATTTTTTAAAATATTATTATAATCAATTAATATATCATTTGGATATTTATATTTATTTTTAATATTATCAAAATAAGTTTGGTTTATTGATAAATTAATATGTAATTTAACATCAATCATAGTATATTTTTCAGGATATGATAATAATGATATTATTATACCTTGTGGTTTAATATTTAATAGATATTCAACTCTATAAAATATATTATTATAATCTCTGATATTATCACTAATAGGATTATCTAAATAAGACAAATATGTATAATTAAATATTTGTGCCATTTCTAAACAAATACTATTAACAATATCTTTATCTAAACCAGATATTATAATTATATATTTTCCTTTGCTAAGAATGATTGCATCTGTAATAAGTAAATTATTTTTATTAGTATGAACAATAACATCTGAGGTAAGTGACATATGGATATAATATAATATAAATTATATAAAGATTATAATAAATTATATTATATATATAAATATTATGAATAATTTAGATGAAATTAAAAAATTAAACAAATATGAAATAGTACAGATATTTAATGATCAAGTATTACAATTTATCAATGAACTAGAGATAATTGTGAATGAATTCTATCAAAAAAAAATTATAAATAATGTTATTAGAGAAGATGTTATATTTTATAAAAATATAGCAAATACATCAATACAATATGTACATAGTTATATTATTGAATCTTTTGGAAAATATATTGTTAGAAATTCAGAGGTTGTTCCTGCAATAATGGCTAAAGATTTAACATTTATATTAAATTATAAATTTGAAAATGATTCTTCACTAATTAAATATAAAGAAAAATACAAAAATAATTTAGAAATTCAGGATTTAATAGGAATCATTAAACAATCTATAGAATATTTTAATGATGAAAATAAAGATATTGTGTTTGAATATTTTCAAATATTCTCTCAATTAACAATAATTTTTATGTCAAAAATGTAAAATACATTTAAAGGTAAAATAAATATTATTTCTATAATGGAATATAATTTTACACCAGAAATTTTAGATATAATTAAACAAAAGACATCTGATTTATTTAATAAATTAGATGAGAAAGAGCAACTACCTTTAAATGAGGATGTAGAGATTCCTTCTGAAACTGTACATATACAAAATACAGAAGAAGCCAAGTATGAGACAGAGTCTCAACATTTTTTAGAAAAATTTAAATTATTTCATAATGATTCAAGAACTAATATAACTTTATTAAAGTATATTATTCATAAAAAAATAGAAAAAATAGAAGAATCGGATAATATAATTTTATTTGATAAAATTAAAGAATTTGAAAATAATCAAGAAATAACTGAATTAATTTGGGATTATATTCATAGTGTTTATCTTTTACATGAGTATGCATTACCTGAACCAAACAAAGAAATATTATCAGCATTAATAAAGAAAATAAATGTAGAAAATGAAAACAATAATTCATTAGTTGTAACGAATGATAATAAATTTAACGATGATATAAATGAAGAAGATATATTTAAAAATATTAAAGAAAAAAAAGAGTTTTCAATGTTTAATAATGTTTTAGAATCAATTACAAAAAATATGAATATTGACACATCAAGTGCAAATACAAGTTTTATAAATGATATAATGGATGATATTAAAACAAATATTAATAATAGTGATGGTGTAGATGATTTATTTAATTCAACAAAAAATATTAGTGAAAAATATAAAAATTTATTCGATGATGGCAAAATTACTATGAATGATTTAATGTCAGGGATGATAAATATTATATCAAAACCAGAAAATATTACTAATACTATTAAAGATATAAATGTGAAAAAATTACCAGATATTAATAGTATTATGAATAAATTGGCAACAGAAGTTAATACTAATGATGAAATAAAAAATATGATGAATACAGATATGTTAAAAAATATGAAATTTGATTCAAATAATAAGGATTTTAATCCTATGGATATTATTTCAAATATGATGGGTGGTATGAATAATAATGCATCTGTTAGTACGGATGTAGTACCATTAACAAATGATCAACTTGTTGAAATGGAAAAATTTTATTCAAATTTAAATATTGGTAAAGAATAAAAATTAAAAGAATTATTATAAAATATTATTATAAATAATAATATTTCATAATATTATTATGAAACAAGAAAGTTTTTGGATTGATAATCCTAAAATTTTAATAGAAAAATATAAACAAATTATTCCAAATAATAAAATGAGTATAAACACATTTTATAATACAATAACACGATGTTTAATATATTTAATAATAATTAGTTATTTATTATTTCAAAATATAAATTTAATCATTATATTAATAATCATAATTATTTATATTATTATGATTAATATTAATAATAAAAATAATAATAATAATAATAATATTAATAATGAAACAAATAATAAAATAGAATGTAGAGATTCTACAATAAATAATCCAATGGCTAATCCTTATGTGGTTGGGAGTAAATTAAATATTAAAGCTTGTAAAGATTTAGATTCTTTAAAAGTTTTAGATAATTTAAGATTTAATGTTTATGAAGATAGTAATAGGCCACTAAATATTAAAATTTTAGAACGTTCATATTATACATTACCAGTAACAGATTATCCAAACGATATTAATATGTATTTAAATGAATTATATAAAACATATAAAAAATCTTGTAAAAAAGATGCTGAAAATTGCGAATCTAATAGAGATTTAAGATTTATTCGATAAATTTTGTGAAATTTCTTTTAATATCATAATATTTTCTTTTTTCATTAAATAAGGACTTAACATAATATTTAAAATAACAGTTTTATTAGGTTCAGGATCAATATTTAAATGATCAAGTTCGACTTTACCATCTTGTAAAATTTTAATAGAAGGTAATTGTGATTTATCAACATTTATCAAACGAGTACGATTGATATTATTAATTGTAGTTTTTAAATTTTCAAATCTTGATAATCCAGCTGTTTTCAAAATATCCTCATAATTATCATCAATTGTAATATCAATTAAATTATAATCATTTACATTTTTTTCATATAAATTAACACAATTTAACGATGGATCAAAACCAATAAAATATTTATTTAAACCTAAACCAATACTATTTCCAATATCCCAAAATCTTTTTTCTTTATAGTTATCAAGTAAAATACATCCAGAGTCCATAAGATAAAAGTTTTTAATTGTTTTTGTAAAATCTTTATCAACTTTATCATTATTGCTTAATGTTTCCAAGTATTCAATAATTAAAGGGATAGAAAACATAACATCTGCTTTAACAATATTAGGAATAATATTGTTTACAACATTTAATCTTTCCAACAGTAGCTTATCTAATTCCATTGATAAATAATAATATATTTATTTTTTTAAATCAATTTTTTATATTTATTTATTAATATATGACTGAAAAAAAAATAAAATATATAAGTGACGAAATAAAACCATTTACAAATTCAATAGAATATAAATATGATGTTGAAACTAAACTTACAAGACCAAAATGTGAAAATTTTAATTTTAATAATATAGATTATTCTTGTGATAGAAAAAAACAACAATTTGATACAGCAAAATATATCCCAATTCCTTATAGTAATAGTACTGAATATAATGATTTAGAAAACTATAGTTTATTAAAATTTGGTGAATCGTCTAGATTAAATACAAATACATTAAGAGATATAGATAATGATAGAATATATTTAACATTAAATAATTATCATCAAGAAAAAAAATATACTTTACCTGAAGATACACGACATTTAAATAAAAAATATTTTATTTAAAAATATTATATATTATAATATATAATATATAATATATGTCTGGTATATTTTCACGTACCCAATATGATGAATGTTATTCCGAAGAATATAAAAAAATGAATCAACCTAAAAGTAATTATTCGTTTTTTTTAGGTAATAATATTAACCCTAATATGAAAGTAAATATGAAAGCTTGTATGCATAATGTTAATAATGAGAATGAAAAATGTTATATGTGTAATTTAAATAATGAAGCAACTCTTGATAATACACCAGATAATTTTCTAAAAATTACTGAAATAGATAATAATTTAAAAGGTATTAATAGACATTTATCTTATTGTAATGATAAAAAATTCCAAGGGTGTTTTAATGATTCTGAAGAATGTAAAAATAATATTATTATTAATCCTCAATTATGCAACAGAGAAATAACTCCTACCAATATGAAAAAGTTTGATAATGTATTATTTTAATTATTTTAAAAAATAATATCTATAATATTACATATTATATTATAGATGTCAGGAATTTATAGTAGACAAAATTACGATGATTGCTATTATCCAATGCTAAAAAAAATGACCGAAGGAGCCATTAATCATAAAATTAGCGATGAAAGAATTCATAATAATTATTGTATTAATAATAATTTATCAATGAATTCTAAAGCAGCTTTTATGAGTAGCTTAGATTATAAAAATATACAAAATTTAGTTGACGTTGAGTCCCATTTAAAAAACATAGATTTACCTTTATCTCATCAAATTAATGGTAGAACCATTAATGAAAGAAATGAAGTATTAAATAAAATATCTGACAAAATTATTAAACAAGATTGTAAAGACGAAGAATTTACGGATATTAATACCCGTTTAGATTCTCCTCCTATTTTTATCAGAGAAGCAACTATTACACGCTTTGATTTTCCTATTGTTCCTCATACAAATTATATATATGATGGATATGATAATACTTTACAAAAAGGTAACAGCCGAAGCGGTGTAAACACTAGACTTATGGCTAAAGATAATTTTGCTAAGGAAATATAATTTAATAAATAAATAATATATTTATTATTTAAAAATAAATATATTATTTATAATTAATAGTATGGAAATAACTGGTTTTGATTCAAAATATCATTCAAATAATATTCAACAAAATCAAGAAATTATTAATAATTTTTTTGGAAAAAGAAGATTAGATGCAAATAATCCAGTAATTACTAATATTATACCTCCTTCCTCTTGGGGGTATTCAGGTGAAAATGGCATGAGTACCGAAAACATTCAACAAACTGATAAATATGAAGATCAATTTAAATTACAAATTATTAAAAAAAATGATTTAATTAGTTTTAATGAATCAAATACTAATTTTACACCATTTGATAACACTATTGAAAATAATATTAAAGAATGTTTTTCTATGAATACTAAAAAAAGAGATTTTGAACAATTTAATGATTATAATGAACAAAAATCGCCATTAAAATTAGATATTTTTAGTGGCTCGTCACGTAATTATTTTAGTAAATCAGAAATAGAACCATTTTTTCAACCTACCAAAGACGTGTCTTTTGTTAATGGTATGGGTGTTGTTACCGATAAATTTGAAAACAGGTATATGGATGCATTAAGACTAGAAAGAAGAAATGAAAGACCTTTTGAACCTGAAACTATCGGTCCAAATCCTAAAGGCAAATATACTGGATATCGTGATACAACACGCGTATTACCTAAAATAACAGATGAATTAAGACGTGCTGATAAACCAAAATTATCATATACTACCGAACCAGTCAAAGGGAAAACTATTAATAAACGCGCAGTAGTTCCCCCAATTGTTAAAAGACTTCCAGATAAATTTAAGGAATTAGGTGAAAAAGATTTAATACCCAAATCACAAGTTTCATCCGCTGCTATTAGAGATAACTATAACTTGATTTTAAGTAATAGATCTGTTTTAAGTACAGAAATGTGTGGCGCTCCTAAAGATCAGATAAATCATAAATTTGATATAAAATCCAAGGGTATAACACAAGAATCAACCCGGAATACATATGTAGAACCAGATAATAAAAACATATCCGGATTAGTACAAATATTTAATAATAATAAAGATAGTATTAAATTATTACAATTAGAAAGAAATGATTACCAAATTGATTATAGTAATGTTAATAATCAAAATAAAGGTCAAAGTTATGATCCTAATGATACAACAAAAACAACAACAAGGCAAACTTTAAATAACATTCAACATAATAATATTAACACTAGTATTAATAAGGTTCAAAGTTACAATCCTAACCATACAACAAACCCAACAACAAGACAAACTTTAAATAACATCCAACATAATAACATTAACACTGGTATTAATAAAGTTCAAAGTTATGACCCTAATCATACAACAAATCCAACAACAAGACAAACTTTAAATAACATTCAACATAATAACATTAACACTGGTATTAGTAAGGTTCAAAGTTACGACCCTAACCATACAACAAACACAACAACAAGACAAACTTTAAATAATATTGACTATAGTAATATCATTGTAGCTGCAAATAAGGTTCAAAGTTATGACCCGAATAATACAACAAAAACAACAACAAGACAAACTTTAAACAATATTGACTATAGTAATATTGTTGCAGCTGCAAATAAAATACAAACCACGTTATATGATAAACCAAAAACTACAATTAAAGAGACAATGACAAAGTCAGAATATAATAATAATATACAAACTAATAAAAATAGCGCGACATCGTTCCTTGATAAAGCAAGAACTACTAATAAAGAAAATATAAATATAGATGTATTAAACAAATATAGCAATATTACACTTAATAAAAAAAATATTGCTAATCTATCAAGTGAAGCAAAAACAACATTAAAACAATTATTGGATAATATTAATTATACAAATATTCAAAACATGAACAATAAATCAAAAGCAGAAATGCAAGATACAGCTAAAGCTACTATACAATTACCAAATTTTAATAATGAAAATGTCTCAACTTTTAAAAATATTAAAATTACAGATATTGAAAAATTAAAACACACAATGAGAGAATTAACCAATACAGAACTTGTTACCGCTCCTTGTGGAGCTGATATTGCAATAACATCATATTTAAATGATATTGCAAAAATTACAAATAAAGAAACAATATTATATGAAAATAATGGTAATTTACAATCAATTGATGGATCATTTGTAAACACATATGAAACACCAGAAATTACATTAAAACAATTATTAGATTATAATGATTATTTATCTACTGCACATAATAATAATGGTACTTATGCATATGACCCAAATGATATTGCTAGAATAACTAATAAACAAGGAACTATTAGTTATAATTATGACAATCATGCACATAATCCAATGTATGGAGGATATCAAGCTGAAACATACGATATCCAAAGTACACTTAAAGATATTACTAAAGTAGTAGATTATTTAAATAATCCAAATGCATCCACAAATGGTAATGTATTAAAAGATAATTATTTAAATACTCAATTAAATAGAGTTAAAGAAGAAATAATGAAAAACAGAGATCCAACACCCGTTGGTAATTTCCAGTCACCAGAATCAAAAAATATTAATTTATTATTAAAAGATATGCCAAATATTAATTATATTCCCGCACCACATATTAATAATATTAATTTAGATGATAGAGTAAATATGATTTTAACATCATTAAAAAATAATCCATATTATAATGATAGAATTGATATTTCTTTACAAGATTCATTAAAAACAAATCAAATTATTAATAATATGGTTCATAAATCAATATAATTTTTATATTATTTTATATTAATTGAAGATATTAAATCTTCATCTACATAATTTTTTATTATTTTAGTTTTATTATCTTCTATCAATTTAGTGATATATTGATACGCAGTGTTTATATGAACGCTGTTTTTACCACCTGTTATTATAATATTACCTGTTTTGAACATTAATATAGTTATTATTGATTGTTGTACTAATATTTCAATATTTACTGCTGCATGTATATCTGGTTTTAGTTTGGCTTTGATATTAGGTAATTCATCTTTCTTTATTGTTTTTAATACCTCTTCTCTATTTATTTCTTTTCCAATGCCAAAATTAGTATTTATCATTGATATTTTAAAATCTGATATTTTAAGTAACTCAGGATTTTCAACTAATTTTTTTTCTTCCCCATCTATAAAATATGTTTTTTTCAAACATTCTATTAATTTATTTAATATCTTTAAATTATCTGCGATATTTTTACTACCTGTCATTTGAACCGAACCATTTGTGAATACTTTAGTATTTATTTTTTTATTTTCATCAACAGCTAATAACAAAGTAATTTGATTAAAAAAATTATTAACTTTTTTTTCTATTTTTTTTGTCTTTTTTTTACGTTTTTTTACAAATTTTTCATCAATTGTTTTATATTGATTTTTATAATTTATTAATAAAACATCTTCTTCTGATACTGGTAAAAAATTAAAAATATTTTCTATATTTATAATTGTATGTCCTATTTTACATGTGGTACTCATAGTAGAAATATGAAGTTCAGGGTTAATATGTTTTTGGTCATCTATTAGATAATCCATTAGATAATCCATTTAATATATTTAAAGATAAACATCTCTTTAAATACATTTATTTATCAATTTTTTTTTGGAATTAATTACCAAATATATAGTATTTAAAAAATTGATTATTATATATTTAGTATATAATATATAATATAATTATAATATGATTAATAATAATAATGATGGATATTTACATTTAATTTTAGGTCCTATGTTTGCTGGTAAAAGTACAAAATTATTTAATATTATTGAGAATTTGAAAGAAAAAAATGAATCTTTTTTATTAATCAAACATATTAGTGATAAAAGATATAATTCAAATATAACAAATATTATTACACACGATCAAAAAACAATGGATTGTATAGGTTTAGATAAATTATTAAATATTATTAGTAATGAAAAATATATTAATAGTAAATATATATTTATTGATGAAGGACAATTTTTTCCAGACATTATTAAATTCATAGAGATCGCAGTAGAAAAAGATTATAAAAATATATATATTACAGGATTAAATGGCGATTCTAATAGAAAACCATTTTATAATATTTCAAAATTAATATCTGTTGCCGATAAAGTAGATATATTACAATCTAAATGTAATTACTGTGATAATAAAGGTATTTTTACTTTAAGGACTGTGTCTAATCATAAAAAAATATTAGTCGGTGATGGTAAAATTTACAAATCAGTGTGTAGGAATCATTATATCCAAAATAATTAAAAAAATGTTATTGAGCTATTTTAACAAAAAATTTCTTTATGTAAATATAAAAGCGACAAAAATTACAAAATTATCTTCACAATCATCTTAATTCCTAATTGGCAATACATACCATAACTCTAGTATTTGTTATTTTATTTTATGTAGATGTCACAACTATATATTATTAAATAATTAATATAAACAGAATATGTTTATTATTATATAATATAAATATTAAATTATATTATATAATAAATGAAAATAGCATCATGGGATATTGGAATCAAAAATTTAGCATATTGTATTATAGAGAATACAGACATCTCAAACAATCCATATATAATTCATAAGTTGGATGTTATAAATATAATAGAAGATAATAAATGTTCATGGAGTGATTGTAGTTGTAATATTATTAAAACAACATGTTCTTTTTTAGGAGAAAAAATGTTTTTTTGTAAATCTCACAAATCATATCATAATGTCTTGTCTTCTAAATGGGAAAATACAAAACAGTCTATTGCTGAATGCAATAAAGACAATATATGTTGTATCTGTCAAAAAAATGCAAAATTTATTTTAAATAATCAATTTTATTGTACACCTCATAAAACAAAAATAATAAAAAAATGGGACAATGATATAGAATTAAAAAAATTTAATTCTGCAAAAGTTAAAAATACATCTGTCATAGATTTGAAACTTAATTTAGTTAATAAATTAGATGATATAAAAGAGTTATTAGATGTGGACGAAGTATGTATTGAAAATCAACCTGCATTTAAAAATCCCCGTATGAAAGCCATTTCAGATACACTTTATACATGGTTTGTTATACGTGGTATGGTTGATAATAATACTATAAAAAAAATTAATTTTATTTCTCCTTCTAATAAATTAAAAATAGACGATAAAGAAGATGAAATTAATGAAGAAATTGAAAATTCATCTAATAAATATAAAACTACAAAAAAACTATCAATTCAGCATTGTAAAGAAATATTAAAATATAATCAAGATTATATTAAAATGATTGAAAAGTTCCCAAAGCAAGATGATTGTTGCGATACTATTATGATGGCAATATATTATTTTAAAAATAATAAAAAATAATATTTATATTTATTTATGTTTTTTTCATTAATTGGAGTAAATTACTATTAAAAGATGGCAATGGTTTCGATCTTTTAAGTTTTAAATTATTGTTTATATTCTTGATTTTAACATTTGTTGGAGTTATTTCTTGTGGTATTATTTCTAATAATCCTATCAAGGGAATCATTGGTGGTAAAATATAATTATAATTTTGTGCAAGAGTATATAATGAATTTCTAAAATCATCTATTGTCATTGGACCACCAAAAATATTTAATGATTGTCTAGGTGGCGCTGAACATATATAATCATAATTTTTATATTTAATATTATTTAAATCGCATATCTTTTTTTTTAAAAAGTTTAATAATGAATATCTTTCCCATATTTTATTATCATTTGTATTTAAATTGTATGCCTGAGCGCAATTAAAAGAACAAAAACAACCATATAAGTGATATGTATCATTTACATATTTTTCAGGTAATCCTATTGGTACAGTATCAAAATTATGACAACACCACCAGCAATATGTATCTGTTTTTTTTTTCCATTCTATTTTATTATCATTTATATTATGTATTTTTACATCACATATATGATGTTCTTTTATATTTATAATTGGATTTATATACCTTTCTTTATTTACTTGTTCTTCTAATTCTTTGTTTTTTTCTGTTAATTCGTTGCATTTTTTTTCTAATATTTCGCATTTAGTACAAAATAATTTATTTAAATCTCCACTATTAAAATTATTTAATGTAATAATTTTATTATTATTATTTTTATAATCATCATTTATATTTATATTTATCTCTTCAATATTTTTATTTTCTGTTATTAATTTATTATTTTGTTTTGTTATTTTTAATATATCTTTATTACTAATCGGTAAATGTGCAATAATACAATTTGGATAATCATTATTATTTAATGTTTTATTTAATTCAATAATTTTACCTGTTGGTTTTCTACCTCTCTTTTTTTTAATAATATTGTTTTCATCATTATTATTATTATTGTTATTATTGTTATTAATTAGTTTTGGTTTTCTACCTCTTTTTTTTATATTTTCTTCATTCATAATTATATTTTATTATATTAACATTTCTTTATTTTATTTTTATTCTATTTTTCTTTACTTTTTTTATATTAGTATTAATATCAATATCAGTAATAGTTGAATTACTATCTATTGTATCAGAAACATGAATTCTATCAGATGTTAAATCATCATATTTTGTTTTTATATCTTGTGGTATTTTTGATTTTAATTTATTTAATATATTGTTTAAATTTGGTTTTTTTAATACTGGTATATTTGGTATATTTTGCATATTTGGCATATTTTGCATATTTTGCATATTTGGCATTCTTTGTATATTTTGCATATTTTGCATATTTTGCATGTTTTGCATGTTTTGCATGTTTTGCATATTTTGCATATTTTGCATTCTTTGTTTTTCTTCCATCATTTTTTTATACATATTCATTTGTATTTGTTCAGGTGTTAAAGGTTTTTCTTCTTCTGCTTTAGCGCTTATATTTTTTTCTATAGTTCCTGATATTGTACTTTGTAATTTAGACATAATATCTGGATTATTTTTAACAATAGATTCTAATCCTATATTTTTTGTTAAAGCCTTAGTTGCATGGAATGATGCAGCACTAGCACCAACCATTAATATTAATTTAATTTCAGGCTCCATTTTTGTTCCTGGACCTTTATATTTTTCATATAATTCTCCAAAAACATCATCATAATTCTCAGAATTAGTTTTCATTTGTTCAGACCACCCTTTTAATTGAACACCAAAAGGATCAAATCTAGTATTTAAAAATTCAATTGCTGTAACTGCATTTAATAAAAAACTTTTGGACAAATTAACACTATATTTTCTATTTTCTAAATCAGTTTGATATAATATTTCCATTTCCATTTCTTCTAAATCAGAACAAATATTATATTTTTTTGTTAATGTTCTTCCAGCTTTTTCTATATCATATAATTTTGCTAATAATTCCATTTTTCTAAATTTTTTCTTTTTTTCTTCATCTAAAGGATTTCCATCTATATAAGTTGGAGGAAATGGTTTTTGGGGGTGTATCTGAGGTTGTGTCTGAGGTTGCGTCTGAGGTTCTATTGGAGGAGGTTGTCTTTGAGGTAGTGACTTAGATTTATCTGATTTATCTGATTTACCTGATTTAATTGATTTAACTGATTTAACTGATTTATCTGATTTATCTGATTTTACTGATTTTACTGATTTAGATGATCTAGATGATATAGAAGAAATAGAAGATTTATTAGAATCACTATAAATCGATCTTACTTTTTTATCACTATTAAAATCACTTAATTCGCTATCACTATTAACATCAATAGGTTGTCTAACATTTATGATTTTTTCTTTTGGTTTTAATTTAGAATTATCAGCCAATAAACTAAAATGTAAATCAGTATCTGTATTTAAAATTGGTTTTTTATTATCATTCATTTTAAAATATTATAGATTGTTATTTAATAAATATTTACGCAAACATTTTTTAAATATTTTTTAAGTATAAATCATATTCATAATAATTATTTATATATTCTTGAGTTTTATATATATTTGTATAAACAATATATGATAATATAATTATAAAAATAACACCAGTTATTAATCCATAATAACAATTATATGCACTTATAACACATATAATACTTAACATACATATTCTAAAAAATATATCATGAAAAATATTATTTAAAATATTTTCATTCATTATTTATAATATTTATATATATTTTATTTTAGTTATAAACCGTTTAATTTATTTAATTATAGTAACATTTGGAAAATTTTGTTTTTTAAGTATAAAAAATATAACCATGATGATAATTGTACATATAAATGAAAATTCTAATTTATAATTAGAATTTATATAACAAAAACAAAATATTAAGAATATACAGAAAGACTCACTATTACCCGCTAAAGCATTTATTTGTGGATAAAAATTAGAAATATTACTCAAATGTACAGCTACAAAAACTAAAAATATTAATTTTAAATATTCATGTAAAGGTGATGAAAAAAAAGTTAGTTTTTCTTTTTTTTCTAATTCTTTTTTTTCTTTTTGATTATTTGAACAAGACATTATATATTATATTATATTATATTATATATAATTTTTTTTAATATAATATAATATATATTAAAATTATTAATTAATATGTATTCAACTATTGAAGAAGCATGGGGAGAACAAATAAAAATTGAAACTTTTATTAATGATAGTAATAAAACAAATGCAAATACAAATGCAAATGCAAATGCAAATACAAATACAAATACAAATACAAATACAAATACAAATACAAATACAAATACAAATACAAATACAAATACAAATACAAATACAAATACAAATACAAATACAAATACAAATACAAATACAA